GAACAAGGTTGACCTCAATGGCTGGGCTTCGAGGGATGGGCTTAACGCCGTCTTCTTAGACTGTAAGAAGTTCGCCGGATGCGTTACGTGGAGAATAGATTTAATCAAACGCTATTCTATACACTTAGTCAACCGTGAACACATACGCAAAGAGCAGGAAAACTACTTCTATCAGAAAGTGAACGGTATAGAATTGAACGAGCCGCTTAAAAATGGTTTTGATCACTTTTGGGATGCTGCGGGTATGAGTATTCAATATGAACAGGAATTAAGATGAGCATTATAAGTAAGTTATTCAAGAAGAGCAGAATTATAGATGCTCAAAGCTACACGAGTCCCGTTTATGCGCTGTATTCAAACACAGCGAGGTACATAACAGGAGACGGTGTTACCTTTCAAACTAACTCGTACCGATACTGTCCCCCACTCCAGGGCGTGATACAGAAGCGAGCAAATGCTCTGACAAGGGGGGTGATTCTCCCTGTTGACGAAAAAGATCAGGTTATCGCGTCTTCGGCCTTTAACAAGGATATGAAGATACTTAGCAGGCCGAACCAGTTCCAAAGCCTGACGCAATTTTTAGGTATGGTGGAAACGATGATCTGCATCTATGGGGTAGCGTACATTTACAAGATTAAACCAGTAGGATTCAAAGAGGCAAGCGGGTTTGTGGTCATACCGAACACGTGCATTACACCCTCTTACAAGACCTCTGTTAATATCTTAGATAATCAGAGCGGTATTGTGGACAGTTATACATTGAACCTATACGGGATGTCCTTCGTTTTAAAGGATGATGATGTAAACCTAATTACCGAGGTTAGGGATTCGACTGTAAATACAATGAATGCCTATCAGCCAAAATCGAGGCTGGACGCATTAGAATACCCTATAAAAAATATTGTTGCCTCTTTGGAATCAAGGAACACTATCATTGTGCGCAGGGGGGCTGACGTGATAATAAGCCCCAAGAATGGCGACACGGCAGCGATCATGTCCGTTATGACCCCAGCAGAGAAAAAGGCTTTGCAAGATGAGTACGCCCGCTATGGAACGTTGGGGGAGCAGTGGCACACGATGATAGCGCGTGTTCCCATGGATGCGGTAAACATAGGTCGTTCTGTTCAGCAGTTGGGATTGTTCGATGGTGAGAATGCAGACCACCGTGCTATTGCCTCAGCTTTTGGCGTTCCTGTTCCTCTTCTTTCGATGCCAGATACAGCGAAGTACTCAACATATGGCGAAGCGAAGAAAGAGTTATACGAAGACACGATCATCCCCGAGTCGCAAGTTATAAGCGAGATGTTAGACGGGCTTTTTAATACCTCAACGAAAGGGTATAAGTTTTACTTCGATTATTCGATGCTGGAATGTATGCAGAAGTCTGAGAAAGACAAAGCCGACGCGTTAGGTGCTATGGTAAAAGCGTTAAATGAGGCAGTAAGTGCTAACCTTATGGGCCTTGATGAGGCGAAGAAGTTATTAACCGATTATACAAATTAAAATGGATAAGGAAAAATTGGCCGAGGCCATAAAGATAAAAGAATCCCTAAAGGGCAAAATGGTAAAGAAATGAATATACTCGAATTAAGCAGAGAGGATAGGTTTGAATACCTAAAGAAGAACTCTAAGGCGTTGATAACGCTAAAGAAAGCATCCATAAAAACAGCCGATTGTGTTGTTTCGAATCCGATGCTAATAAAGAGCGAGGGGGCAGACAAAGCCGCAGGCGAAGAGGGGGCGTATGAGATAGCCGCGAATACTTGTATGTATATTGACGACCAGATGGATGCGCTTGCACCCGGTGCTGCCACGAAGTCTATCAATGAAAACCTGAAACGTGGAACGATCTATTTCCTCAAGAACCACGCACGAACAACGGACAGCATCATAGGTAGGTTAAAGGATGCATACTATAAGCAGTTTCCATTGTCTTCGTTGGGGTATGACGCAGAGGGTATGGCTGACGTGCTTACTATCGTGGGGGAGCCTGACGAGGAACTGGATGCCAAGACGTTTGGATTGTATAAAAAGGGTTTCGTTAAACAGCACTCTATCGGGCTTCAGTATGTAAAGATAGACCTTGCTGTTGATGACCCTACGAATGCACAGGGTTATAAGACGTGGCAAGCGCACTATGATGAGATAATAAATAAAGATGTTGCCGACAGGTATGGGTTTTTCTTTTACGTTTCAGAGTTCAAGCTCTACGAGCTATCTGCCGTACTTTGGGGAAGCAATGATCTTACAGGAATAATCGAGCCGGGTAAAACCACTCATGAGGATAGCCGCAAAAGCACTATCGACAAAAGCGAATTTAAAACAATTTTTAGTAATCAATTAAAACAACTATGGACAAAGACGAATTAAAAAACGTTATCAGTGAACAGTTGGATAGCTTTAAAAAGAGCCTTCCGAACTTTATTGATGAAAAGTCCCTTGATACTGCGTTTAAGAATTTCCGCAGCGAGATTGAGGGCAAATTTGGCGATGCTGTTGAAAAAGGAATCAAAGACCTTTCTGAGGCAGTAAAGAAACAAGGGGAGACCCTTAGCGCAATGAAAAACCAGAGCGCAGGAAAGAGCAAATCTTTTGAGGACTTGCTGAAAGAGAAATCGGGTGAGTTTGAGGCTATGGTTAAAGCCGAGGGTGAGGGAAAGATAAGAATCAACACTTCGTTGAAGACCGTACAATCCTCTAATGTGGGTAGTGATACTAACGCTTTCCGCGATCAGAATGTTGGTCAGATTCAAAGGGGTATGCCCTATATGCGGGATTTGTTTCCTAAAGTCTTTTTATCGGGTGGAACTCACGGTGATGTCAAATGGTACGAACAATTAGCTGTTACCAATAACGCTGGTAATGTTGCCGAAGTACGCACCGCGCCCACCGCTTCCAACCTGACCTGGGTAGAAAAGACCCTGAACAGCCGTAGGATTATGGACTGGTGCAAAATTTCCGTTGATTCATTGAAAGATATCGCCTTTGTAAGAGGTGAGATCACCGCTTTGATTAACAAGAATATGAAGATCAAAGAAAACTCACAGCTGCTTTCAGGTCTTGGCACAGGTAATGAGATTGCAGGTATCAATACTTACGCTACTGATTTTGTTACTTCTGGCGTAAGCGTTAAGGATGCTCAGTTGGTAGACCTCATCAATCAGGCAGGAGTACAGATTGCCGTTGATATGTTGGGTGGTGCGCTTCCGAATTACTGGGTAGCCAATCCTGCCGATGTACAGAAGTATATCCGCTCCAGAAAAGATGCTAATAACAGGTATCTGTTTGAATCTTGGGCTTTGGGTGCTAATCCTACTATTGGGAATATGCAAGCCGTAGAAAATGCTCTTGCACCTTCCGATACTCTCCTGGTTGGTGACTTCAACCGTGCCACTCTCTACATTTGGGATGACCTTGTAATAGAGATTGCTCAGATTGAAGACGACAAAAAGACCGGTCTTACGACTATCATCGCCTACTTGAGAGAAAACCTTAGAGTAAATGACGTGGACAAGAAAGCCTTTGTAAAGGTTGATTCTATTGCCACCGATCTTGCCGCCATTACTGAATCTGTATTAGCCGGAGGTAAATAATGAAAAAGTTAATAGTATTCTTAGTAATTTGCGCTGTTAGCTTAGCTATGAGTGCGCAGAAGAGTTTGGGCAATGCCTATGGAGCTTCTTTAAGTGCTTCTTTGGATAGTGCCGATGTTGAGAACTTTGAAATATTTGTCAACAAAGCCGAGATGTTGTATTACAATATCGCAGTTATTGGTGACAGTATATCTGCCCCGAGTGTTACATTCCTCTTACAAGGTAAGGACTTCGATCATCAGAGTTATACTAATATCGACACCGTTACTTGGGCTGGAACTGCCGATACAAGTTTTGTTTTTTCACAGGAAGTCACAAAGCAGGCGTATAGGTATTATAATGTAAAAGCTACCGTTGCCGATGGTAAATGTGATGTGACCACAAAATTCCAATTCTTAAAATGATCGACAATACATACTTCGTTGGGATATTAGATGTTCCTAACCAGACGACAGAGATAGGCGGTGTTACTGACACGTCGAATCTCACCGCTCTGAACAGGGCGATAGCAATCTATCAGGCTGAGTTTATGCGCTTATTGGTTGGTGATCTTTATGCCGATTTCTTAAAGAATGAAGACGGCAAATGGGATGACCTTATCGTGAGGCTTGTAGATTCTGATTTGAAGATATCCCCGATAGCGAATTATGTGTTTTTCAAATATTATCCGCAGCTCACCACTCCCAACACGGGCGTGGGGGTTGCGTATAATAAAGTCGAGAATCAAGGTATCGACAATCGGAGGCGACTGACAGAGGTGTGGAACGATATGATTCTTTTCTTAGAGCGTTACGATGGTGTATTGGATTATCTTTATGATCACCGTAGCGACTTAGAAACCGATCTATTGCTTCCTGATTATCTGTTTTTCCCTTATAAAGATTCACCTTTTGCGATGATAGGATTATGATACAAGACCGTGTTAAAGAACCTGTTCAATATGCAGAGAGAAAGTATAAGCAGCTTTTCTGCCTTGCTTCGGATGAGTATAAACTCTTATCCACCGATGGCGATAAGAACCTTAGCCTTCCTTTCGAGCAGAACACTTTCACGCTGAAGTATAAATATTCCACCCCTCAGGAATGGATAGACGAGCTATGTTCCGTCTCTCAGGGTCAGGCGCAGAAACGTTATCCATTCCTTTATGTCAACTCTATGCGGATAGATAGAAAGGATGATATTGTTGAATTTGGGGAGATCGTTATTGCCACACTCTCTAAGCCGAACTGGAAGACAACGCAAAGAGATGAGTACAGCTTCCGCCCTGTTCTTAACTTACTGTATGACCTTTTTATTGACGGGTGTAAGGTGAGCAGGGAGTTTTCGCTGATTAGTCAGGGTTCGAGGAAAGACCATTATTTTTATGGTCGGCAAGGGTTGTACGGTGGTGAGGCTAACAAGTTTTCCGATTATGTTGATGCGATAGAAATTAATAATTTAAAAATCAGATTATACAAAAAATGCTATGATTAGTAATGCAGATTTATGTTCCGTTAAAAGCGGAAACACAGGCTGGGAGAATTGCGGCATAGATATAGAAAGGATAAAATCCATTCTTATTATGCCCCGCTCGCTGGCTTTTGACGCAGACGATATTGCTTCGGATGCCGATTTGATTGCCGCCCTTCAGGCTGCCACTGTTGCCGATAAGTCGGGGCGGTTGTATCCCCTTATGGACAGGGTGGTGATGATGACCAACAACACCGCTGAACCCACGCAGGACACGGCGGGTTATGGTAACCTTATGGGTGTGATCTTCGGGAAGCACAACTTCCAGATGAGGATTGACAATAATGGGCTGCACTTGTTCCAGCAGTTGTTTAAATTTAACAACAACAAAGGACTGTCGTTTGCCTTCATTGATGGCAATGGTAAGTTGTTTGCAAGAAAGTATTCAACAGGATTCAAAGGTATGCCCGGGCAAGTGATCGTAAACCAGACTATGCCTGCTGTTGATGCTGCTGTGATGACACAGAACATTAGTATCATCCTTGACGAAGAAGACGCCATAATGAACGATGCCAAGTTGTTCGTTTACCCGTTCTCTTCGGATTATGTCTTAGGTGATTACCTGCACGGCATCCACGATGTTGTTCTTTCGGGTACAGCCACTTCTTCTAAGATTGAGGTAAGGGGTATTCTTCCCGCTAACTTCGTTGACTTCGTGGCTCTTTATGCTTCTGAGTTGGCCGCAACCGACGCTTGGGTTGTAACTGATCAGGCTACGGGTGCTGCTATAACTCCTTCGGGTGTAACGGTATCTGGAAGCACCGTCTCTATTGCTGCCACTCTGTCTGCCGGTTCTACTTATCTTGTCAGCCTTGCCGCCCCTGCTGATTTGATAGAACTCACCAATCCGATTGGTTCGAAGACAACGGGAGGTTACGAAAGTAACGTCTTGAAAGTTACTGTACCAGGTGCATAGTTTAAAAGTAGGTAAGTGGGGGAGCTTTTCTCTCACTTACCTTAAACGTGTTACAAAGACGAAGTTTTGGCGGGACTTCGCACATTTGACAGAGGAGCAGAGGGAAGAAGTATGGGAGGCACGTAATGAATATAAGCGAATACCTAAACAAGTTGAAGACGTTCAACCTTCTGACGGAGATTGAGGAGATAATCAATGAGAACGAAAAACAAGTCGTTGAGCTTATAGAGCGACAACTGGCCGAGGGCAGGCGAGGTGATGGAACACTACTGCCTCTTTATAAGGAAACGACAAAACTAATAAAGAAACAAACGGGTGGTATTCTCTTAGGTGATCGCATATCGTTGATTGACACGGGGGATTTTTGGGAATCTATCTTTGCAACAGCTTACAAGGGTTCTGTTGAGATTGACGCAAAAGACTGGAAGCGGGATGAGTTAATAGCAAGATATGGCGATGAGGTTTTTCTGCTTGCCGATGATTCTTTGGAAGAGATAAGCAAACTTGTTTACACTAAACTAAAGCAACGTTTCAATGAGCATTTTTCTTAAAGACGTATATACTATAACGCTTGCCGACTATATAACGTTGGTTTGCGATAAGAAGTTACACGTACTTAAGAAAGTGAACCTACCTATTCCGAGGCGCAAATTAGTTGAAGCCTACGCTCATTTAATAGACCAGTACACGGAGTTGACGACAAACCCCGATGTAAAGGTATCTAAGAACAAACGGGAGCGGTTAACGAGGTTAATCGAGCGGCACACGATAATTTTCTCCTGTTACACGATTTTAAGATATAAAGAGAGCGAAGTAGCACGGGTGTTGCTTAAAAAGCATCTGTTTATCCCGAAAGACGACAGTAGGAAAAAAGCAATAGCCAAATGCGTATCTGTTCTCAAGGGAATGGAACAGGAGATTAACGAATTAAAGAAGAAAAAGACAGAGGACAGCATAACCCGGGCTGACTTCGAGCGTTCTATCGTTGTTCTTCGCAAAAACGGGTACGTTGTTGACAGGTCAATGATGCTCTCAGAGTACATACAGGTAGAGAATTTAGCACGAGAAGAATATGAATCAAGGAATAATAGACAACGTAGTAAGTAAAGAGGCTTTTGATCAGGTTCAGAAGTTAGAATCTATGCTTGAAAGTGTAGGTGCGAAGATGTCGTCTATTGGTGTAAGGTTGCCCAGGAGCAAAGAATCCGATCAGCTAATTAGTGCATTAAAGAAAATCGAAGAGCTTGAGAATAAGATTGCCGCCAGAACCGATCAACGGATTCAAAAGGAGCTAAATTTAGATAGACAGATAAAAGAAAGAAAGGTCAGTTTGGATGCTCTTACCCGGGCTGAACGTGAACAGATAAAAGCCACGAATGAAGTGGTTGGCTCGTATCAAAATCTTGTATCGTCTTATAACATTGCTAAAAAGGAGATGTTGGATATGGCTGCGTCAGGGGATACTACTTCTGCTAAATACCAAGAGGCAAAACTTAGGGTTCAGGAACTTGACGCACAGATTAAAAGCTTAAACGCAAGCACACG